AAAGCAGTTGCTAAAGTTTTTGCACCGTTCAAATTGTCACCAACATTATTACCTGTCAACAATTGAGATTCAACTGTGTTAGATAATCTTTTAATTAATGAGTTTTGAATGTATGAAATTAACTGAGGTAAATCAGCAATCATTTCAGTAGTTACTTTACCATAAACAGCAATTTTTTTAGTTTCTGCTGTTTTTTCAACCCAAAGAGAAGAAAGTTTAGTTTTAGAATCACCTTCGCCAATAAATATTGGAGTACCTTGCTCATCTGTTTCTTCAACCCATAATGCACGAGGTGAAACTAAAGAACCAACAGAAACACTTTGTAAGTATTTCTCATCTCTTCTACGGATAGGAGAAACAATACCTGTATTTTGTGTTAAAGTGTATTGAGTTGAACCACTACCAATTGTGTTAGCAGTAGTCATATCAACAGCAGCTTTATTAACCTCAATAATTAAAGGCGATTTTTGCTCTCTAGTTGATGCTGATTTATACTCTTCATTTTTAGCTAAAAAAGCTTTAGCCATTGAATCGCTTAATGAGCTTGATTCAGCTACATTAGCTTTACTTGATTCTAATTCAGTAAGTTTAGAACCTTGTGCTTTTAATGCAACCTCTAAACTTTCGTTTTTAGATTTTAAAGCATTTAAAGCTTCTTCATTTTTTGAAGCGATAATGTCGTTAAATTCGCTCATTAATACGCCTTGCTCGTTAGCCTCTTTTGATGCAAAAGAAGTTTCATCAAGTCCTTTGTTTTTTAAGAAATCTTTGAATTTCATAATTTTAGTTAGAGATAGTTAAAGATTGATTTTTTAGGCTCTATTGCCTGAGTTTGTACTTCTTCTTGTTGCTTAGTGACCTCAATAGTCGGCTCTTCAACTTGTTCTTTATTTTTAGGTTGAGTGATTTCTAAAATCGGCTCTCCTTTATTTTCTAAATCCATTTGCATAACTGGAGTACAGTAGTTGCTACCTTTTACAACCGCTGAGCCTTCAATTACTTTAGCCTCAGTAACCGCCCAAAAATAACCTTTTTCATCGGCTACTTCTTTATTTGCTACTTGTGGGTAGTATCTATCCCAATTTGCTTTTTCACTTGAATAATCAGGCTCATTTGAATTAACACACATAAAAATTTTAATGTATCTCATACCAACTGAGTGTTGAGAAACACGACCATTTTTATATAAGTTAAACATAAATTCATTAACATCTTTTTTGATTTTAACATCAAATATTAATGCCTCAGTGAAACCTTGATAATCATATCCTAATTCAGACCATGCAATTGTTTTAGTGTATGCTTTTAATTCATCTACTAAACTATCTGCAATAATCTTGTCAAATTCCATTTCATGCTCTTGAAGTAAAAGCAATTGTTTAGTTTCTGATAGTGATTTTTTCCAAATGTTAGGTATATGACAATCTAAATGAGAATCAATTAAATTAGTAGTATTAATAACTAATTTAGCCGATAAAACAGTAGGATTAGGATTGTCAATAGTTACTTCAACTTCTGCCTTATTGGCATTGTCTTTATTAGGTAGGTCATTGCTAAGTTGTTTAAAAATAACAACATCAGCGTGTTTTATAGCGTTGGTTTTCTGAGTGATAATTAAATCACGATTTTTCCAAGCGTGTGCAATTTCTTCTTCTCTTGTCATTTCTTTACAATTTGTTTAGAGTTGACAAGATTTTTTTTCTCTAAATTAGATTTATCTAATTCAGCTTTATCAATTATTTTATTTTTCATTTTAAATGATGCTAAGTATTTATCCTAGAAATCAATGCAAAAGTAATATAATTAAGCAATTAAACAAATAATTGGTTAATTATTCATTAATAATCTTAACTCCTATAATGTTTTTAATACAAAATATAGCAATAATAACACCACTTCTTACTAATATTGATATAGTTCCTGTTTCGGCATTTGTTTTAAATCCATCTGCTCCTCTAAAATCTTCAAAATATGTTTCGCTTATTATTACTCTATACGTTCTCATTGTTTTGTATATCAGTTTCTTTTGGTTTAAAATTCAATATTAATAACTTAGCCTCTTGTTCGTCATATCCAAATTCACTTGTTAGTAATTTAATTGCAATATCAAAACTAATTACACCTTCTTTTACTTTTTGATTTAATTCAAATATTGCTGTCATAATAGCTTTGTTTTTTTCCATTCGCACTGATTGAGCCTCTTGTAAACAATCAATATTAGAAGTATCTAAATAAATTTGATAACCTAATTCATTAGTTAACTCTTTATTTTCAGTAATTAACTTGGTCCAAGGTATTACACAATCAGAATATAAAGCTTTATTACTTTCAATTACATTACTAAATTTCTTATTGTCAGGGTCGTTAAATTGTCCTGAATCAACTTGGTAAACATTACAAATATCTCTTAATTTAATTTTATAACCGTCCCATAAAGCCAACTCTTTAGTAGTACGCCCTAAATTTAAAACTCTTAATTTAGCGGTTGATGTTGCGATGCCTCCTGTTTTTCTTGCACCTCCAATACGCTCATTAATAGCCTGGTCAAAGGTTTTATTTTCTGAATCTAATAATGGAATATCTGAATCGTTTGTAATCATTACATCAGCACCTTTATTTTTTAATGCTGAGGTATCGGCTAAATACATTTGCTCTAAACTCTCTAAAGGCATTAAAGCAATTTGTAAAGGACTTAATCCGAAATTAGTATCTTTTTCGCACGATATGTCAGAAAGTCCGATTATAATTAAATCTTCTCTTTTAATCGTTATTCTGTAAGTTCCTTTGTCTAATTGATATTCAAATGTATTATTTTTCTTAATTTCAGTAACATCTAAAGTATTGATAATTTCCAATTCAGTTCCTTCAAATCCTATTATTTTCTTTTTCCAAATAAATAAAGTACCTGTTTTCAAAAGCATTAAAGTAGCTTTCTGAATATCAAAATCAAACTTAGCAGACTTATAAGGTTTACCAGCTTTATAAGGTACGAAATTAATATTTGATTGTGTAAATAATATCTTTTGAATTACACCACTAACAATTGGATTATTATCTGCGGTTAATACTAAAGTCCTTAAGTTTCTTCTGTGAAATGAGTGTGAGCCTGTAATAAGTTGAAAAAATGGCATCCTATTTATTAATTCTGTACCAGCCACATAACTATCAACCTGGTCTCCAAACAAATAAGATTTAATTATAGGTACTAAACCTTTTTTAGGTAAAATGCTATTTTCTTTCACGATTTTTTAAATTTATTTGTAAATATATAAAAAAAATATTATATCAATAAGATTGCATAGATGTTTCACTAAATGTAGCATATCTACAAGCGTCCATTAGGTGATTATAATTATCAATTGGTGTATTAGTTGGTTTACCTGTTGATTGGTCTTTCATCCACATATACTTAATTTTCTCATTATGTAAATTTTTAGAACTTTCAGTATAATATACATTGTATTGCTTTAAATTCAATATACCTGCATTGATTGAACCTTGTCCTTTTTTAGCTTGAAAAGCATTTATACCTAACTTTCTTAATTGATTAATCATGTCGGGGTCATGTTCACAATAGATAATATTATTTTGTTTAAACCCTTCACTTTCAAATATTAATTTTATTTGTTTTGGGGCTAAACCTGTCTCATAACACATTTCTTTGAAATAAATATTATTACCTACTTTTACTTTCTTTACGCCTGCTGTTGGGTCGTTAGTATATCCAAAGTCTAAACCACCATTAAAAGGTGCATCATTTGGAAACATTGAATCTGGTATCATTTTCCAATCTGAGAAAATTAAACCTTCTAAGTTACCTGTTAAACCCCTAGCGTAAACCCTCCAAAGTTCTTTATCTTTTATTCCTTCGATTTTTCTATGGTCTTCTGCACTTAAAAAATTATTATGCCTATGGTCTGAAATAATAAGCTTTACACTTGCTGATAAATCATTACTTAATTCAGTTGTACCAATAAACTTATCATGAGCCCAAAATGGAGCTGAAGGGTTATAATCAATAAATATTTGTTTCCTTGCTCTTATTGCTAATTGAAAAAATACAGGATAATCAATACCATTTGCTTCATTTACAAATAAATAATCTCTTTTACCATTCTTTGCACTTTGTTCATCAAGATTTGTAATAAACTCAATTACACTACCATTTTTAAAGTTAATTACATTGTCTGTTTTATTCCAAAATAATATAAATTCATTCAATGAAGGTGTATTTGATACAATCATTCTACAATCTCTTAAAGCACCTTTTTTTAGATTTGGTAATGATTCCCCTGTTATAGAAATAATCACACCAGCTTCATAAATTGCCTTAATAAATAATAATTGACAAATACTGTAAGTTTTCGAGCTACTTGTACCGCCTTGATTAATTATAAGCTTTTCGGTAGCTTGATAATTTGCATAAAATACATCAGTACATTGAAAATTAAGCATCTACTTTATCTTCTGAATCTGCAAAATCTGTTTTACTTGAATTGACTTGTACGTTTATAATTGGTATAGTATTGTTTAAATCTTTACCGTTTGTTGTGTGGTCTATTTCTTCTTTAATACCTTGTAATCTTGCTACTAAATTATTATTATAAACACCAATTAAAGCGCCATCTATTTGATTTGAATCAATAATATTTAAAGCTTGTGTAGTGAGGTCGAAATAATCGGTATAACCTTCTTTATTTGAAGCGTAATTTTTTATAGTATCTTCGCTAATTTCAGCAAAAACCGCTAAAGACTTTCTACTTAATGGAGTTTTTGTTTCTACTTGCATTGTAGTACCTGCTAAGTCTCCACTTTTAATAGCTTCACTTTTATACCAATATTGATTAGACATAAATTCAAAGTACTCTTTTAGTTTTATACCCCATTCTTCAGGTGTATATTTCTTAAATTTACCGTCTGTTAATCTGAATAAGTACATTTGATTTCCTTTTTCAAATTGTGCCATTACTCGTAGTTATGTTTAAAATTATTAAATCTTGGTTGATAAGTAAATTCAAAATCAATTAACTTAACATCATAGTCATATTCATTTGAAAATGATGTTTTACTAATTACTTGTTTTTGTATGAATGTTTCATGATTACGATCATTGTAATCAGTTATAGTAAGATTATTTGAGTAGTTAGCATCAAAGTTAATAAACTTACCTAACCATAAAGGAGCTGAATCAATATTTAATGTATATTCAATTTCATCAGCATCAAATAACCTTACATCTTCGCCTGTTTGATAGCGTGTAAAATTCTTAGTTTTAGTAGGTTTTAAACGTCCGAATATTGATTTAGGTAGTCTAATACTATTGTAATAGTTTATAGTTCCAAAATCTTCTTTTTTAGTATCATCTAATAACGAACCTACATTACCGTTCTTATACCATTCCAGGCGTACCGTTTCATTTGCTCTATAATCTGAATATTCATTTAAGCAGAATTCAAAAGAGTAATAATTATTGATTGTACTATCTATTTGAGTGGCATTACATTTAACTCTGTAATTGCCAATACCTAAATCATTTAATACTAAGAACCAATCTATTAAATAACCTATCGCTTTTTCTTCATAAATAGTATTGTAGAATCCATAAACAAAGTTAGTACCGTAAGTATTATCGGTTAATGTTTCTGAATCATTCCAAACACCGTTAATTTTCTTTTGTAGTATTAATTCAGCATCAGTAAACGCATTTGAAAAGAACCAAATAACAGAATGTTTATCGTTTTTTAAATCAGATGTTTTTGTATCTAATTCAGCAAGTGCAGGCAATACATAACAACAATCCTCAAAATCTTGAGTAATTATAGAAGTAGTTGTTTGGTTTGGATTACTTCTTATGATTGTGAAATCTTGTTTTGAAATTGTTCCATTCATAGCGTTTCAAAATTAAATAAAAAAAGCATAGTATCAAACTACCATGCTAATTCAGTTTTAAAATAATTAATAATTGTTTGTTGATGTTTGATAGCCTTTCCTTGTGAAACTCTCCAAGAAGTACCTTGATTTAAACCTAAACACTTGTCTAGCTTATCAAAATTGATTGGCTTTGAGTTAAGCCAATCAATTAATTTTTGTGAATCAGACATTAGCTATTCTTTTTAATTCATTCAAATGGTTTACTTTATCTAAATTATGATTCATTAACATTTTTAATTCGTTAAATTCTTCTTTAGCTTCTAACTCAGTTGCGTAGTCTTTTGATAAAGAGAAATATTTTCTTTGTTTACCTCCAATGTTGCAACGCATACCGAAAACTATTTGATATTTAGTTTTTAGTTTACCTAAATACATTTCTCCGCTTCTAGATTGCAAACCACCTTCTATAAATCCAGCTTCTTTTAATGTTTCAATGTTAAACTCTCTTAATAGAGAGTTTGATTTTACGTTGTCTGAATAAAATAAAGTTTTCATATTGCTAATATTAATTTATTAGTTAAATAAAGTTTTAATTAAAGATTTTTTTGTTGAAAAAGATACAAATCCTCCATCACCTGTTGTCCAATCTTTGTTACCTCTTTTGTAAACAGTTTCAGTTTTACCGCTAACTGTGTTAGTTACTTTATAAGTTGAAGTAGCTAATTTTTCAGATTTAATTACATTTTCCATTTTGCTAATATTTAAGTCTCTGCTTCGTTGCTTTCGACATTACAAATGTACGAAAGTAATTTTATATTACAATATATATTGTAAAAATATTTAAGAAAATATTAAAAATACGTAAAATTACTTAGAAAGTGTACTAAACAAGTAGTACACTTTCTTTTAGAATTTCCATATTATAAACTGAATTATTAGGATAATTTAATATATCGCCTCTCCTCCACAAATTGTAAGTACTGATTATATCACTATGACTTACTGAATAATGCCTTACTATATCTGAAATAACATCAATAGCTATTCCAATTTCTTCAGGTGTGTAATCGTTTGGTATATCTTCTAAAACATACTTAACGTGTGCTTTACAAATTTTTTTAGCTTGGTCTATGTTCATTTTCTACTTGTTTTTGTAGTTGCTTAATTGCTTGAAATACGTCATCAACTTGATTAAAGTCAATGTTTAATTCCGAACCGGTCATGTTACATTCTAAACGAATAAAATAACCACCTGCATCATCTTGTAAAGATACGTTAATATTATTTTCACCAAAAGCGATATTATCGTTTTCATTGTGAACTGTTAGTGTTTTTATGCTAATCATTGTTTGAAAGTTTGGTTGTAATAATCTTCAAAATCTGCATACTCATCCATATCTAAATCTTCAAGTTCACGTTCTCTATAACCTTCCTTAAACGCCTCAATCAAATCTTGTTTTTCTTTTTCGAGCATTAAGTTAGCGAAATGCAAAGTATCTTGATTCAAGTCATTTTGTTCAAGATACTCAATTATGTGTTGTACTGCGGTTTTCATATTACAGTTTCGTTTAAATTTTCTAAAAACCAAGTAATTTCTTTATCTATAATTCCGCCGGAAAAATTTATAAAATAATCTCCATCCCATGTTGATGTACGGTCAAATTGTGCATCATAATCTGTAATATACACACCTTTATTTTTTGGTTTATATTTAGGAAATTCTTTTTTAAAATAAGCATCTTTTACAATTGGTTCTAATTCCTTTGATTCATTTTTTAATCTTTCAACAAAAGCAAAGCATAAATGTTTTTCTGCGATATAAATTGCACCATTTAGCAATTCTCTATCAATCACAACTGCATCTTTAATTTTCATAAATAAAGTTATTTAAATCTTGATAATGTACGTGCAAAGCTTGCACAATTGCTTTAAAGTTATTGATATTAGGTTCGCTAGTACCTTTGCAATAAGCGTTTATCAAAGGGTTTGAAATACCTGTTAATTTAGCTAATCTATACTGAGAAATACCCAGTATAGATAATTGTTGGTTGATAAATTCTGAGGTGGTCATATTAGAATATATTTTCGTTATGCTTAAATATTTTATAAATTTCAAAACTTATGCTGCTTAAATATTCAATAAGTTGTTCAGCTTGTTTTTTTGTTACTTCTTCAATTACAATTTTATAGCAATCTGATTTAGTAACACATACATCGTATAATATTATTGGTTTTTTCATAAATTAAATAGAAAACGAGCGGTTCGACCTCCGCTCGTAAAACCTATTGGTCGTAAGGTTTATTTAAATATCGTATTTATTAACTAAGTCAATTACATCATCATATTGCAAATTCATATACTTTGCTACATTTTCAACTTCTTGTGTTGTAATTTGATTAAGGTTTTCAATTACTTCGTCTGTAGCTCCTAAATCTGCTAACATTTCAGTAGCTTTATACAAGTGAATTAAAGCTTTAATTTGTTTTTTGTTTACTGCGTTCATATCTCTAATTGTTTAACTTGAAACAAAGGTAATATAAAATATTTTACTATGCAAATATTTTTAATTAATTATTCTAAAATAATTCCTTTGCAACTTAGTTTCAAGATTCCATGACAATTGAGGCGGTGCATTATACCATTGTCCGTAAACATAATTATTCTTCTTTGCGTCGTAAGTTTCGGATAGTACCTTTTCTTGCGACATTGTGAATACTTTAAATTTCATAATAAATACTATTTTCGTTAAACCCTACCATCCAATGTACATGATGTTTTTCATTTTCGTCATGGTCATCAAATCTATTTGCTCTAAATCCTAATGTTTTAGCTAGTTTGTAACTAGTTAATTCTAACATATCATAATCATAGTCAGATAATATAGGTTCATTCTTTACATAATATAAATACTTATGTTTTAATAACTCTTTTTGTAAGTTAATAAATTCTACTGATTCAGTTATTTTCATTTGCTTGTTTGATTATTGCGTTAAAACCTAATTTAATTAACTCATCAATTCTATATCTTTGAAGTTCCTTAACTGTATCTCCTTTTTCTTTAATTTCAATGAATAAAGGTTTGCAATTTTCTTTCAAACATAATAAATCAGGAATACCATTTTTATTGGTTTTAATAAGATTTATAACATAATAACCTTGTGATTCATATTCTTTTATAGTCTTAGTTTGCAGTTTACTTGCCATAATCTTTCTTAAATAATTTATCTGAATAATTCTTTTTATCTTTAACTGTTTTATAAATTTTTTCAGTTAAAGAACCTTTAGGAAAGACAAAATAAACATTATTTATTAATCTTTCCTTTACTGTTAATCTATCAATTGACTGAATAAAATTAGTTCCTGAGTAACCAAAATTATAAAAAACAAGTGATTCAGCTTTACTAAGATTGACACCTAAACTATTAGTATATTGTTGACCTATGTAAATTTTATCAGTAGTATTAAATTCTTCAATATCATTAGTATAATTTTTAAATACTTCTTTTAATAAATTAAATTCTTCAATAAAATAATAGAAAATAGCTATCTTTTTACCTTCAAATCTTTGTTTAATAAAATCAGCTTTAGTAAAACTTAAAGTCATTGTATTTCCACTTTCAAACTTAACTGTACCGTTTTCAATTTGATGCATTTTATTAAGCAATTTTACCGAAGTATCAGCCAAAATAACTTCATTTTTACCCTCAATTACTAAATCTTTTTGCAGTTTATTTAGTAAATTTTCAATCTTTAAATCTTGTTCGTAATGAATAATATGTTGATTAACCACCGAACTAAATCCAGCATCTTGTTGAGTAAATTTAATCAAATAAGGCTCAATAATAGGTAGTATTTTAGTTTCTATACCTTCACTATAATCGTTTACCTCAAATGCTCCTACACGTTTCTTTTTTACGTTTACATAGTCTTTTGCCCATTTGTAGAAATTAATATAATTTTTAAAAGGACTACTATTTGAAACCCAAAATTGATAAAACCACTGACTTATACTTTCACTTGCTGGAGTACCACTTAATAAAACCATTGGTAAATGTCCGTACTTTTGTTTTATTTCTTTTGTAGTATTTGAAGGCTTTGGAAAAGCACTTAATCGGTGTGCTTCATCGCAAATAACTAAATCAAACCAATCATCAATAGTATGTAAAGATTCATTATTTATAACTGTTAAGTGAAAACCATATCTTTTACTAAATATTTCATAATCATTTTGAATACTTGAAATAGCTTTTTTCTTAGTAATAAATAAAACAGATTTAGCATAATATTTTTCACAAATAAGAAAAGATGTAAATGTTTTACCTGTTCTAGGTTCCATAACTAGATATACAAATCTTTTATTTTTTAGTATATCAGTTGCTTTTTTAGATATTTCTAATTGATAATCTCTTGGTATAAATTCCATAATTAAAATACATTTTCTTTTTCTTCTTCCAAATCAGTACCAAACAAAATCCATCTATTACCCATCGTATTACCTTCAATAACTTTAATGTTTTTAAAAGTACCGTAACAATGCAACCACATAGTAAATCTTTTTTGAGTAAGCCACTTTTTAAAGTCTTGATATTCATTAGTAAACTTATTGAATAAATCTTGTTTAACTAATCGTTGATTTAATGGCATATTATCAACATCTTCAATCCACTCATTAAATTCAAAGGATGTTGATTTAATGAATTTACGTAGTTCAAGATTATGAAATTCATGTTTTACAAGTCCATTTCTTAAATAAAGTTGTAAACAAGTAATCATAAAATTATCAAACTTAAGCCATTCCGATTCGCTCCATTCTTCAAATAACATATGACCAAACTCATCTAGTGGAGTATGATGTGAACCAAAATAACTACTTAATTCAACTTCAAATTTGCGCCTATCAAAAGAACCACCAACGCCACCAATAGTATAGTTTGTTGTTATAACTACTTTAGGACTTTCACTAACTGGCAATTTAATGGCATCTTTGTTTTTCTTCTCTAGTATAATACCCTCAGTAATTAAACTAAATAGATTCTCAAATTGAAAGTTCTTTTTAACATCATCAAATATTAAAACTTGACTATCTGCCCCAACTGTTTGATAAGGAAAAGATTTATTAAATTCAAACTGTTTACCATCAATTGTAGCCACTTTTTTTATGTGACCTATTGCATTACAAAACAATCCCTTACCACTTCCACCGTTTGGGTTTTCGCTTATAACTTCATCGTTAAATATTATTGCTTTATTGTTTGCACTTGTTTTATGTGAGTGCATTAAAAAGCCAATTACTGAGCATAAAGATTTAAAGTTTTCTTCTTTTTCTCCAGCTATTTTCATTAAAAACTGTTCAAAAACACAGTATTCAAATTCAATTTCTTTAAACTCTCTATTAATTATTTGTTTTCTCCAAACATATCCATCAAGTTCTAAGTAATCAATTTGTTTTACACCGTTTTTAGTAACTTCTAAAGCACAATTTTTATAATATAGATAAGAAGTATCAACTGTATCTTTTTTAAACTCTACTGTTACTGTATCAATTAAAGAAAGATAATCATCTTTAAAATATTTTGGAGTACCAGCCATTAAATCATAAGGTTTAGTTCCAAAATCAGGATTAGAATATAAGTATTTTAGAATATCATCTTTTATAAATTCTCCTGTTGTATTATCAATAAGGTTTTCTTCAATCTTAACAAATACAAAGTTTGTTGATCCTGTAGGATATAATTTTGCATATCCTTTTTGCTCCAAAAACTCTTTATATTTTGATTGCTTTAAGCTTATTTTTCCATTCTTATCATAATCCCAAAACTCAGTAATTGATAATTTAGCTTTTGTTTGTTCAATAGCGTTTTCAATCTCTAAAGGATTATGTTCTGTAAATTCTTGCTTAATTTTTTCAATTGTTGAACCTGCACGAATATGCCTTTCAATTTTCTTTGCAGTAATTTCATCTTCAAAGAATTTTGTATTGAAAGTTGCAGTACCACGCCTATAAGCAGAATCAACAATATCTTCTATTTCACTTTCAGGAAATCCACTTTCACTGTATTTTTTACATACTGATTCACTTTCATTTTTAGAAATACCAAAATCATTTAAAGCCATTGCAAGTTTAAATAAATTAGTATTTCTTGAACCTTCACCTAAAGGAAATGAATTATTAAACCACTTTTCTAAGTTTGATATAATTCTATTTTCAGAAACTACTCTTAAAATTGGTGAAGTATCACCTAAATTATACTGTACATTTTCGTGTTTTTTATCCCATATTTCAGAATCAATATTTAAATATAAATTAGGGTCTGCACTTTCATAGTTTACCCTTGAAATATTAGAACATGAAACATCAAAATAAGCAGTATCATAATAATCTTTTAAAGCATTAAAATATGCTTTGTGATTATCTATTTCAGGTGGTATTTTAACAATACATTTTAAACCATTGCCACTAGGAGAAAGAAAAACACAATACGAAAATTTATCATTTTCTAGTTTATTTCTCCATTTTAATAATTCTTCATTATCCAAGAAATTATCAAAATCTAAACAAATCAATCCTGAATGTTTTATTATTCCAGCATCAGTACGGCTTTGAAATGTTCCACTAAAACAAACACTAGGTAACTTCTTTTTTATTTCATTACGAGCCGTTTTATTAGGTTCATTTCTAATTAAATTTAGTAATTCAATAGATTTACAACTTTTAATTCTATCTAAAATTACTGATACATTTCTAACATACCCCGCATTAGTTTGGTTTATGTTCTTGTAAATAGTTACTTCCATAATTAATGCAATCCTAATTCAATAACACTATCTTTAAATTTATAGCTATGAATAATTTTACATTCATATTCAGGATAAAATCTAGTTGCAAATTCCTCATCTATTTCAGTTGGGCATTGATTCCACAAAAGATGCAAATAACCTTCTTTTACTTCTGTATTAATTACATTAGTTAGTATTATATTTTTCATTTTATAATTGGTTACAAATAAAAAAAGCCGTTCAAATGATGCTACCACACATCAAATAAACGGCTTAATTTAAGGGTTAATACCCTAAAGTCTTTATTGCTAGTGGTAGATAGCTTTACAAATATAACTATAATTTTTTAATAATCAATACGCAACACATTTTTTTTATTCGCAACACATTCACAACACATTTAAAATGTATTAATTTATTGATTATTAAACTATTAACTTAAAACGCAACACATTCACATCATTTTTGAAATTAAATTATTTTAAAAAATAGATAAATTGCTATTTTTTTAAACTATCAACTTCATTAAAAAATAAAAATGTGTTGCGTTTATTTGTTCGCTCAAAATATAAGCCAAAATACTATCATTTTGGCTTATGGTGGTTGAGTTGATGAGGGTTGACATGGTTAGAATAAAGATAAAACGCTATTTTTTTCTTCAATGCAAGATTTATGATTTTTTGCATTAATAGTGAAGTAGCTTTCTTTCAATTCAATAGATATAGATTTTCTATTCATTTTTAAAGCTGAATAACCCTCGCTACCAATACCACCAAACGGACTTAATACAGTTTCACCTTCATTTGAGTATAAATGTAATATTCTTTCAATTGTATCTAACTGTAAAGGACAAATATGCTTTTCATCATTTCCATCACGTCCTGAACGATATTGCAATGTTCTTGAATAGTCAATATCGTACCAAACAGGACTAGCGTATTTTTGCCACAAATCAACTGGTAAATAGTCTTTTTTAGTTGGGTCTGTATCTTGGTGAGTAATTGGTATTTCATTATCACCTTCATTTCTGAAAAATAAAACATAATCAGGAATACCTACCCTAGTCATACAACTATCTTTTTTAATAGTTTTATGTAATAATCCTAATGCTTTAGTACGTTGCATTTCAGTTACAGGATTTTTCCAAATAGTTGCACGAGAATGATAAATAAACCCACCTGTATTTAATTGTATTTGCTCCCATTTTTTCCAAATAGAATGAATTTTTTGATAGCTTTCATTATCTGTTAGATTATTTTCTTCATGCCATTCTTTAGCTTCTTGTAAATCTAAAATAATATCAATAGCATCAGTGCTCAGTCCAGTAAACCACCTAATTAACATACCTGAAAAGTCACGTAATCCAATATACCCTTCTTTACCTTTTTGAATTGGTAAATCCATGCAATGAATAGCACAAATACGGCCACTTTTAAGAGTACGCTTTAATTCAGGTATTAAGTATTTAAAATGTTGCTCAAATTGCTTATAATCGCTTACATTACCCATATCTTCTTCTTTATCTGAATAAACATATAATTCAGCAAATGGAGGACTAAAAACCACAATATCTGCACAGTTATCAGGTAGTTTTTTAGTTTCTTGAACACAATCACCATTAATTAAATGGTAGTTATTAGTTTTAATTTCTTTATTCACAACTTTAAATTTAGATTTTGCACTTTTATAATTAGCTTCACTTGAATATTTAGCCATTTCTTGAATCATTTCAATATGCCTTTGATGTTTTTCAATAATAGATTGTCTAACATTTAATTGGCTTTTAGGAATCAAAATATGTACTATAACTTTGTTCTTTTGTCCGAACCTATAACAACGCCTTACAGCTTGATAAAATGCCTCAAACTTAAAATCATAAGACATAAATATCATTTGGTCGCATTGTTGGTAGTTCATACCAAAACTTGCAATACTTGTTTTAGTTACAAGTGTTTTAAATTCTTTTCGAGCAAATCCATTTAAGTGTTTTGCTTTATATTCAGGACTATCAGAACCTTGAACATTAACTGCATTATCAATTAATTTTACAATTGTATCAGTTTCATTATTTTTTAAACCCCAAATAATAAATTGTTTATCGTTTGAGTTTACTAATTCAATTGTTTTTTTGATACGTTCATCAAAACTACGGTTTAAATCTTGATGCAAATCAGTTGCAGAAATAGCAACATCGCCAAAAAGATTACCAGTATTATTTTCAACTTCAATAAAATGCTCAATAAATTCAATTTCAGGTAAGTCATATCCAACATGATTGAATCCTAAAGTTTTAGGATTATCACAAGCCATTGACCACGTGCATACATATTTCCAAAATGAATCTTTAGCATGTTTTCTTAATCTCCATTTACTTGTTTCACCACCATCATGAACAAAGTACATTGCTAACATTTCAAGATAAGACATAGCACCTAAAAACTCAGAATGTTGACCTAATTCCATATGGTCGTTTGGTGAAGGTGTAGCCGTACACGCCAATTTATAAGGCGTACCTTTAAATAATTCAATTATCATGTTTGATAATTTACCATCACGCCCTTTTAAAATTGAACTTTCATCTAGTACTACGCCTGAATAAATTGATGTATCAATGTTTTTTAATTGGTCGTAATTAGTAATATCAAAGCAATCTAAAGAAATACCAAACTTAATAGATTCTAGTTTAGTTTGCTCAACTACTGCTAATGGTGCAAGTATTAAAACTTTTTTATTTGTGTAGTTATAAACCGCTTCACTCCATGAAAGTTGCATTAGTGTTTTACCTAATCCACAATCGAAAAACAAAGCAAATCTACCTTTTCTCAATGCCGTAATTACTGCATACTTTTGAAAATCAAACAAATTGGTATTTAATTCACTTTCATTAATTTCAAAACCACTTTCAATAAATGATTTCTTTTTACTTTCCAAAAACTCTTTATATTCGTTCATATCTCAATTTCTAAAACTGTGCAAATATTTATTAACAACTCATTACTAGGTTTATTTCTAAGTGTTTCAATGTTAGAAATAGTAGTTGCCGTAGTACCAACTTTTTTAGCTAAGTCTTTTTGGCTTAACTTCATTAATTTACGTTTGTAATGCACTTGTGATAGTGCATTACTTATAAGGTTATCTATTTTACTCATTATATTAATTCTTTTTGACTAACTGCCCACTTTTTAAAACCTTCAAACTTTTGCTTAATAGAATCAATAACAACGTGTTCAAATGGTTCTTTTGTTAAAACAATACTATCAATCCATTTTTCAATTTGTTCTTTTTGTGGTGCTTTTTTTGCTTCAATTTCGGCTAATTCTTGTTTGCGTTTTTCTTCTTGTAATGCTTTTCTATCAGCTTCAAGTTTATCTTGAATAGCTTTCATTTCGTCAGCTTGTTTTTTACGTAATGCTTCAGCTTCATCTAATTTCTTTTTATTTTCTTCTTCAATAGCTTTTGCTTTGCGTTCAGCTTCTTTGCGTTCATTTTCTAATTTTAAAACTAAATCGTCAGCTTGTTTTTTAAGTCTTTCGTTTTCAGCTTTAATTTTAGCTTGTTCTAATTCATAATCAGTTTTAGCATTTTGAAGCGATAAAATTAAATTACTAAATTCTGTATCTGAATATTTTTCTAATTCAGTTGATTCAGTATAAAACTGTAAATATGGTGCAATTTCTAACCTACGTGAAGCAATTAATTTATTAATACGTTCTTTCTCAATACGTGCGTTTTCTGCTTGTTTTTCAGCTTCAATTTTTGCGTTATACTTTGTTTCGCAAACTGAATAAAAAGCGTTAAAAACTTCATTATTCATTGTTTCTAATTGCATTGCATCTAAGTTTTCAACTCCAAATTGAGTTAATAACTCAGTACGTTCAATTTTCAATAATCTTAAACTCTCTTTTTCAATGTTTTCAAAATATTGCTCAACTGATTTAAGTTTTTCTTCTTTAATTTCAATTGGCGTAGTTGCTTTGTTTTTTAAAGCATCAACAAATTTTCCACTTACTAAATAAAATTCTTTTTCAGCTTTATGAATTTTAGCTATGTTAGTTCTTTTTTTAACATACTTTAACCTTAATTCTTTAGCTAATTCAACTAATTCAGGCGTAATTTCTTTTAATGAAATTTCATTGAATTGTTCATCCAATAAAGATAATTCAGCTAATTCACTTGTAAAAGCTTGCGTAATTTGCAAAGCTTTACTTTCTTCAATGCCAAACTCTTTTGCATCTACTAATACTACTAATTGGTTGTTTTCCATTTTACTACTTGTTTAAATTAATAATTAATATTTGTTACAATAAATATTTTACCACATTTCTGATTGTCGCATTTTACTTCAATTTCAAGATTTGATGCCCGTAAGTCAGAATCTAAATGTTGTTTTAAAGTATCAGTTGCATCTACTTGATTGTGGCAATAAGGACAATCGCAATATACATCTAAGTAAGATGTAGCATCGGTTCTTAATGGTTCTTCTTCTTCACTACACACAGGGCAGTCAGGATAGGTATTTAGGCAAACTTCACACATGATTATTATGAGTTTAATATTTCTAAATAAGCTTTATAAGAATAAAAAACCGCCTTTATTTGTTTAAAGTCTTGCGTATCTCTTTCAGTTGAATAAGTTTCTGTTGATTGCTCAAAGAAATTTACCCATTCTTCAATAGTTTTTTCTTTACACCCTATCTGTATTTTATCGCCCTTAATTGAGTGTGACCATTTGCAATAAATTGGTAAATAAGCTAATTCTTTATTGTCTGCGCCGTAAAGGTCTGCGCTTTCAAGGTTTGCGCTTCTAAGGTCTGCTCTTTCAAGGTTTGCGCTTCTAAGGTCTGCTCTTTCAAGGTCTGCGCTTTCAAGGTTTGCGCTTCTAAGGTCTGCTCTTTCAAGGTTTGCGCTTCTAAGGTCTGCTCTTTCAAGGTTTGCGCCGTAAAGGTCTGCGCTTTCAAGGTTTGCGCTTCTAAGGTCTGCTCTTTCAAGGTTTGCGCTTCTAAGGTCTGCTCTTTCAAGGTTTGCGTTTCTAAGGTCTGCGCTTTCAAGGTTTGCGCTTCTAAGGTCTGCTCTTTCAAGGTTTGCGCTTCTAAGGTTTGCGTTTCTAAGGTCTGCGCTTTCAAGGTTTGCGCTTCTAAGGTCTGCTCTTTCAAGGTTTGCGCCGTAAAGGTCTGCGCTTTCAAGTTTTGCGCTTTCTTTAATAGCTTTTTCAACTGTTAATTTAATAGTGTTATTTTCACATTCATGTTCAAAAATAACTGAATCGTCAAAGCGATTTCTAATGATAATTTTATTCATAACTTTTTTCTTTTTTTGTTTAATTATGACACAAATATAAAGTATTGTTTTGTAAATACAAAATAAAACTTAATTATTTTAATAAAAAAAACCGATACATACATTTAAGTATAGTATCGGCTAGTTAAACAAAGAAGTTATGGAACACAAATATAACTATTTATTTGATTCGTTATAGTCAATTTGCCATAAAATTAAACCTTCATAACAGTTTTCATCCTGTACATCTTCATTTCTAATAACCTCTTCTCTTTTTGTTCCTGTGATTCCCATTGTCTTCTTAATTTCTGAATTAATAATCTTGATTTTTTTTGAAGTTCTTTTTCTTCATCGCTACGAAATCGCAATCTTTTATATTTAAAATTGCCTACTTCAAACTTATAAACACCTGTAATCATTTCTTTAAAGATTCTAATATAATTTTAAATTTACTAGCTTTTTGGAATCCATGAGTTAATGTATAAGTTCCACCTAATTTGAAATGGTATTTAATTGTGCATAATCTACAATTAACCATTACACCTAAATCGCTTGGTATTTTATGTTTTGCAGTATTAATCTGAAACATAATTTTAGGCAATTTTAAGCCACATTTAAAGCATCTTTTACTTAACATTTAACTCTTTAAGTTCTTCTTTAGTAAAATTATCCTGCCAACGATACTCACAACTATCACAAACCACTGACTTATGATTTACTATTGCTATTTTATCACGTTCTATTTTAGCTTTGCAACTTAACAAAACTAAAGGTATAAGGTATTTTAATAGGTTCATGATTTAAATATTATTGTTACAATTGCGAATAAGCATTTGCATACTGATTATTCATTAACTTTACAATATCTTGCTTTACAGTTTCACTTAAACCATATTTCAATACTAAAGCGTTTATTTGTTCTGTGGTATTCATTCTATTTTAATTTAATACAATCATTATCCCAGCTTAATTTTACACCTAAAAGTTTCTCAATAGTTCCTTTTGGTAATTTTATATGTTTAGCATTACAAACTCCACGGTTATACCAATTTTTATATTTTAAAATCCTTACAGGCTTATAATTATACATATATTCAGAGCCATCAATATCAACTGCAACCCACGCCATAACCACTAATCTTTAAATTCTAATAAATACAAATCAATTACTTTTTTAGTCTTTTCAAGGTCTTCAATGAAGTTACCTTTTTCTCGGCATCTTACAATACGTTTTACAATATCAAACTCCCAAGCATTAAGTTTATGATGTTCTGCAAATTGGTATAAACTACCTTTACTATTATCGTAATACTTTGGTGTTCCTGGAACTTCCTTAGTATCCTTATCCAACTCAGTCAAAAATTTATTAATTGGCGGATTGTTTTTTGAAGTTCCTAAGATATTCGATTTATAACCTTCACCTAAAATATTAGTTTTAAATTCTTCAAAGGTTAGTTCTGTGCCAAAAATATAATCATCGCAATTAAACTGTTTATTATAAACTCCATAATATCCTGAATCACCATGTAATTTTTTATTATACTTATTATTCAAATACTGAATAACAACATCTCTATTTTCAGCATCTAGTTTGATGCACCAGTTATTATTTAAGGTATCCATATTTTTCAAGTATTGGTTTAAGGTTTGCTTTTAAATAGTTTTCAGGTTTAAGTAGTTTATTGATTTTATTATCATAAACTAAATATTCTACTTTAGATACTTGTTTTAATCTAAAATCATTTGTATCTAATTGATACTTTTTAACAGTATCAAATACACTGTATAGGTCTTTATGTACCTTAGACATATTACTTTTGTGAACGTCATAGAAAGCATCAAAAATACATTCTAAACTGAAATATTTTAAGGCTTGTTCTAATCGTACATTAATCCAATCTAAATATAAACTTTGTTGATTTTTGTCATGTTTAAATTTATCAAATGAGCCACCTAAAACATAAAGTATATCGCAATATCCATCTAGTATCTCTACTAAATCATTATCTTTTATAGCTTGTATTGTTTCATTAACTTCGCTATCTAATATACTTTGTCTTTTATTAAAGTCTGGCTTTGAATCTGAATCAAAACGCTCCTGAAATTTAGCAGTGCATTTTAGCACTAAATTTATTAAATCTTGTTTTTTCATTAATTTACTTTGTTTAAGGTTTCAATTTCTTTAAATAGTCGTTGTGGTAAATAAAACATTAATGATTGATGCATATTGTTAGTTTCATTATTAACATCATACATAAAATCGTCATCATTATATAATTTTTCCAATTCTTCTACTGTCATTACGTTAAATAATTTGCAATGAGTATTATATTTTTCTACTGAGATATTCATAACTTCAATTCTTTAATTAATGATTCTAAATATTTTGTGGGTATTTTACGATTTCCTGCAATTGCTTCAAAAAGCGTATTTCTTGGAATGTTTAATTTAGTTTCCAAATAACTAATATAATACTTTCCGAGCCTTAACTCACAAAGTATTTGTTCGTGTTTATTATCTAACATAATCCATTAAGCCACAAATAATTTTTAATTTAATTTCATTACCTTCTAAAACTTGGTTTACTATACTTTCAAAAGATTCTCCTGATATTTCAGAGTAAGTTTCAATTGCTAATCTCATTGCATTTTCCATATCTTTGTTTGTTTATTGTTTAACTTGAAACAAATATACGCAAAAGGTTTTATATTGTTGCAATAAAACAACAAATATTTTAACAAAAAAAGCAAATATTTTTTAAGTACTTGCTTTTTAGGTTGTTATGATTTCTTAATAAAACTAAATATGTGTTCAATAACAGGTAAAGTCCAACCATCCCCTAATAAACTACCAGCTTTTGATTTTGATAAAATAATTGTATATCCATCCGGAAAACCTTGTAATCTTTCCATTTCAATTTGATTAACAGTTCTTACAATTCCATCTTTGTAAGAATATAAGTTATTGTTAGATTCCATTAAACAAGCACTTTTACCTTTAATAACTCTACCTCTACGAGTTTTTGAAGTAGGAAAAGACAAATCTAAGCAATCATTTTCAGTAACAATATCATATCCTTGTTTAGTATTTGTTTTAACTCTTAATTCGTTGTTTTCTTCGTAAATTAAAGAAATAAACATTTTGCTATTTCTTTTCTTTAAATATTCTTGTACTTCTTTTGAATTATTATTTTTAAATGTGTTTTTTGAAATAGTTCCTTCCATTAAGCAAGTTGATTTATCTGTATCAACTTGTCCGGATGTAATAATATCTTTAAACATTATTTTTCTATCTTTTGGTTGTGGAATATCAGTTACTAAATCAAATAATGTATGTTTAGTTTTAATATTACTCCAATAATATCGATCACGCAATTGTGCAGTTACAAGAGAACTATTAATACGAACAGGGTAAATACCTAATGCTCTACTCATAATACCAACATCTAATTTAGATGCACTACCTACGTTTTCTTGTAGAAATAATACATTTGGATTAAGTGATTTACAATGATTTAATATATCCACAAACACAAAAAATAAACTAGATTTTTTTCCGTTAATACCTGCACGTTTTCCAGCTGAAGATAAATCTTGACAAGGTGATCCGCTTAAAATTAAATCAATACTACTCCAATCAATATCCCATTCACGCCACTTTGTAACATCACCAACTTGAATAGTATCAGGAAAATGATGTTGTGTTAGTTCTATTGCGTATGTTTTTATTTCACTAGAGTAGTATTTATTTACTTTAATACCTACATTTTCTAAGGCTTGTCTACCTGTATTCATCCCATTGAATAGCGATACTACATTCATTTTATTTTATTATTAAGGCGTTCACTTACTTGTAATATAGTTAACTGATAACTTTCAACTTCAAAATGAAGTAAGGCTTTTTGTATAAGTCCTACCTCATTTTTATTTATTCTAATTAGAATTGAATTTAATTGATTATCTGTAAGCTTTGGTTTGTTCATTATTTTTTAAACGTGTAACTAACAGAATCTTTAGTATAACCTTTTACGCTTACTTTTGGTATTACTTCTCCCTCATCGGTTACAATATTGTGAGTACTTTTAAAAGCAGAATCAAGTAACTCTTTTCTTTCAGCTAATAATGTTTTTAAACGCAAGTACTCAATATCATCATCATAATTTAATTGAGCGTAACCCTCTTTGCGTGATACTTTGCAACCGTTTAATATTAATCCTTTTTCTA